GACACTCCGGCCGAGCAGTCTACGTCCGGACATTTCGGTGGAGGCGTGGAAGGAACCACGTATGACGCCGAGGTAAGTGTGCTGACTACGGAGAATAACACCTACGAGGCGATACTGAAGGTCGAAGTGGAATGAAATTTCGGAACTCAGATCAGAGCTACTTAACGCACCTTGCGCGCATGGTAGCTCCTCCGCCCGAACTGTCGGTCAGTCAGTGGGCGGACCGCTACCGGAAGCTAAGCAGCGAAAGTAGTGCAGAGCCGGGACAGTGGGATACGGATCGTGCGCCTTATCAGCGTGGAATTATGGACGCGGTCAATGATCCGTCCGTGCTTGAGATCTGGGTGAAGAAGTCGGCGCAGATTGGGTGGACCGAGATCCTTGGCAACGTCGCCGGATACTACATGCATCAGGATCCAAGCCCGATGCTGTTGATTCAGCCGACCGGAGGCATGGCCGACGCGTGGTCCAAGGACAGATTGGGGCCGATGCTGCGTGATACGCCAGTGTTGCGCGGGAAGGTGAAGGATGAGCGAACCAGAAAGTCCGATCGAGGAGAACGTGGAAATACGATCAAGCATAAGCGTTTTCCAGGTGGGAGCCTCAGTATCATCGGATCCAATTCTCCGGCTGCGCTTGCCTCCCGCCCAATTCGCATCATTCTGTTTGATGAGATCGACCGCTACCCGGTCAACGTCGGCAAGCTAGCGCAACGTGAGGGCAACGTCGTTTCGCTTGCAAAGAAACGAACGACTACCTTCTGGAACCGTAAGATTCTTGGCGGAAGCACGCCAACGATCGAGGGCATTTCTGAAATAGACATGCGGTACCTGAATTCCGATCAACGGAAGTTCTTTGTGCCGTGCCCGTTCTGCAAGAAGGCTCAATTCCTCGTATGGTCAAACGTGAAATGGGACAGAGCCAAGGATGGAGCCCACTTACCAGAGACGGCATATTACATGTGCGTCAAGTGCGGCGAACGTATTCAGGAGAAGCACAAACTCTCGATGCTGCGTTCTGGAGAGTGGAGGTCTACCGCACCCTTTACCGGGATAGCGGGCTTTCATATCTGGGAGGCTTACAGTCCATGGGTGAGCTACGCGCAGATGGCGAAGTTGTTTCTGACAGCCCGCCAGAAGCCTGAAGATTTTCAGACCTTCATTAACACGTCCCTTGGGGAGACATGGCGTGAGGGAACCGCGATTGATCCCAAGTCATTACCGGGGCGAGTCGAACTCTATGATCAAACAAATATTCCTGGGGGGGTCCTCTTGCTCACAATGGGGGTCGATACCCAGGATGATCGACTTCATGTCGAACTTTGGGGATGGGGCAAGGGTGAAGAGAACTGGCAGATTGCTCAGTTCGTTATCCGTGGTGATCCTTCGCAGCCGGAAGTGTGGAAAGACCTTGATCGTCTGATTTCAACGAAATGGCCGATAGAGGATGGGAGGAGGCTCTATGTTGAAGGTGTATGCGTCGATTCCGGCGGACATCATACGCAAACGGTCTACAACTACTGCCTCCGTCGCAAGAAATATCGCGTTTTTGCCACGAAAGGGTCTGCTGGTACCGGTCGTCTTGCATGGCCAAAACATCCCAGCCAGATCAAAGAATCACAAGCAGAGGTCTTCGTAATCGGTGTCGACACAATCAAAGATGTTCTCTTCACCCGCCTCACGAAGGTCACTGAAGCGGGAAATCCGGGCTATACTCATTTCAGCGCGGGCTGCGACGAGAGATACTTCAAGCAACTTACCGGTGAAGTCGTGGTGGTCAAGTATATTCAAGGGAAGCACGTTCGGTATTGGGTTCCAAAGGCTAAGAACGTTCCTCTCGAACCACTCGACTGTTGGGTCTACGCATTCGCTGCGAAAGAGGCTCGTGCGGCTGATCTCGATGCTCGCGAAGCGGCCCGCATAGCTAATGTTGAGAAGAAGACAGAAGAGCATCAACAGATTCCGTTAGTCGGCATGGTGCAGGCGAAACGGCGAATGGTTCGTAATTCAGGAGTGAGACTATGAGGCGGTTTCTAGCATTGCTCGCTTTAGTCGCCTGTCAAACACAGGCTGACGTCAACCTGCCGATCGTCTGTGCCAGTTGCACAGCCGGGCAGGCCGCAGATCCGGCAATAGTCTTCTCATGGAAGACACCAACGAACAACGACCTCGTTCTGGTAGCTAGCCAAGACGGCAACTGGAACACTGGGAGCTGGCAGTCTTGGGGTATGGTGGGGCCAAGTTCTTTCATACGCGCATGTCCAAGCGATGTTGCGCAAGGGTTTAACGGTTACTGTGCGGGTGATCGGTTCATGCCAAGATCCACATGGGCAATGGTCCCACCTCCTCCACCCCCTCCACCGCCTCCACCGCCTCCGGCTGCACTAACTTCTTTCGCCTGCTATCCGTCCTTGGGGAAAGTTCACTGGGAATCTGCGCCTGAAGGAATGAGCTGGCCCTACGGGGCCGCGTGGTCGTGCAACACAGCAGCTGGAGTCAAGAACTATGCCTCAGGATTCACAGTCCAAGAAGTCCTTTCCTTCGCAATTTCCTATGTCAACACCGGAATTTTGGACAAAGCATCTGCCGACGCAGAAGCTGCACGGCTCCTCGTCCCACCCACCGACGCAGAGCGAGTCTACCTTGACGGCCTCATCGCCACCTATGGATCTCGAGCCGTTGTATCTAACAGTGGGACCGCAACCTCAAGACCCGTCTATTCTCGCAATCCCGACGGCACCCGGAACACGAGCGCCGTGCCAAATCAGAGGGTGGGAGTGGCTGTTCGATGCTATACGTTTGACCGAATCGGCACGACGACGTATTATTCCGTGAAGGGGCGTCCGAACATTGTAACGGCTGACATGAATGATAAACTAGGTGACGTTTACGCGGTCTGCACGCGAACGGATCCGGTAGGAGTGAACTGATGGCCACTTATGCGGAACAACTTGAGAGTGTACAGTCTGCCATCGCCGCCATTGAGGGCGGAGCGCAGTCGTACAACATCAATTCGCCTACGGGCGGGCGCACGGTTGCCATGGCGGACCTGAAGACGCTGTATGATCGTGAGAAATGGCTGCTGATGATGATCGCCCGTGAAAATAATGGCGGAATCCGCGTGCGAGGAGCAACGCCAGTATGAAGCGCATCGACATACAGAAGCTGGTTGAAAGTTCCAAGCCACAGAACGCGGTTGATCGCGTGATTGAAACTGTCGCGCCCGGCTGGGGAGTTCGCCGACGTCGTACGCGCTTCCAACTGGCTATGATGGATGGTTATCATGGCGCATCGTCGACTCGAAGGCAGTCGGCAGAGTTTCATGCGCCCAAATCGAATCCTGATGAGGAGCTGGAGTGGCAACGTGACACTCTTCAAGCTCGCAGCCACGACATGCACCGAAACTCATCCGTGGCTCGCGGTATCTACGGCACTCTTGTGACCTCAGTGATTGGCACAGGACTCCGAATGAAGCCCGTCATCAACGAGGCTGCTCTCGGACTCACGCGCGAACAAGCTGCGACGCACGAAAAAGCACTAGAGGCAGAGTTCTATCCGTGGGCCGAGAGCACCTTCTGTGATTTGTCGCGAGATACGAATATCTACGGGTTGCAGGCCCTTGCGTTTAGAGCATTCCTTGTAGGTGGAGACTCGTTTGCTCTGCTGCCGATGGTGGAACGGCCCGGAATGCCGTACCGCACTTGTGTTCAGATTATTGAGGCCGAGCGTGTGTCGAATCCAGACTACAAAATGGATGATGACAGGCTTCGCGGTGGTATCGAGTTTGATGAACGAGGTGTAGCAGCCACTATCCACGTCTCGAGCAAGCATCCGTACGCGATTAGGGATAAGACAATTGCGTGGCAGCCGTACAAAGTGTTTAGTAGCACCGGGCGTCGCAATGTTTTGCAGATCTATGAACGGTTGTGGCCCGGGCAGTCGCGTGGTGAACCACTTCTTGCGCCAATTTTGGAACCGCTGCGGATGCTAGAGAAATACACCGAGGCCGAGCTTATGGCTGCTGTGATAAGCGCCATGCTGACGGTTTTCGTAAAAACGGAAGCTCCAGCGCAAGGATTTGGCCCTATGGATGGAATGCCGGAGGCGAAAGATGATCCGCGTTCACGCGATCCTTCGCGCGACGGGTTCAAGCTTGGTAGTGGGGCCATTTTGGATTTGGCAACAGGCGAGGATGTTGTCGTAGTTGACCCAAAGCGGCCAAATACGGGGTATGATCAGTTTTTCCAGTCCATTTTGCGAGAGGTTGGGATGGCCTTGGAAATACCGTACGAAATTTTGATCAAGCATTTCACAGCTTCGTATTCTGCGGCTCGCGCTGCGATGCTAGAAGCGTGGCGCGCGTTCACAACGCGTAGGCAATGGTTCGCGGCTCGGTTCTGCCAACCCATCTACGAAGCTTTCGTAGAAGAAGGCGTGTTGCTCGGGAGAATTGCACTTCCCGGTTTCGTTGGAGCGGACCAATTGGTGCGACAGGCATGGCTCGGTGCAGAGTGGACGGGGCCGGGCCGCGGACAAATCGACGAGTTGAAGGAAGCGCAGGCAGCCGACTTCAGGATAAAGGCGAACCTCAGTACGCGCGCGCTCGAGGTACCGAACCTTACTGGTCGCGACTGGGAAGATGTTGCCAAGCAGCGGCAGCGTGAGAACGAGTTTGATAAGGAGCTTGGCATACAGGCTCCTGAGGAAAAGGCATTGGAAGAGGGCGGGGAAAACGGCGCGGTGCCCGGAAAGAAGAATGGCGCGACTCCCGGCACTGATAAAGAGACGGGTGACCGTGAAGATCAACCGACCAGAGGAGAATAGTGATGACAGGTACAGAAACGGTAATCCCTCACGCGCGCGTACTCGCGTACATAAGGGAGCAGGCATGGTCGATCCTGCCTGAGAGTCTCGAGACAATCGTCGAGATTGCCTCCCGTACAGAGAAACTGGATACGGAGGCGCTTGCTGCGAAGTATGGGCAGCGACTCGCAGGAACGGAAGGCGTCGAACTTCGCGACGGCGTGGCTATCGTCAATGTAGAGGGGCCGCTGTTCCGATATGCGAACCTGTTCACTATGCTCAGCGGTGCGTCTTCATATGCTGTAATCGCCCAAGACTTCAATGCCGCGCTCGAGAATCCGGCAGTCAAGGCGATTGTGCTGAACATCAATTCGCCGGGTGGCCAGACAGACGGAGCTAATGAACTTTCGTCTATGATCTATCAAGGCCGCAAGAGGCGTAAGAAGAAAGTGACTGCCTACGTATCGCACCTTGGTGCGAGCGCCGCATATCTCATTGCTTCGGCAGCTGATGAGATTGTGTTGGATGCGATGGCCAGCGTTGGGTCCATCGGAACCGTTGCGCGCGTGTACACAGGGAAAGAAAAGGATACGATGGAAATCGTCAGTTCGCAATCGCCGAAGAAGCGGCCGGATGTGACAACTGACCAAGGCAGGGCGCAGATCCAGGATCATCTGGATGCACTGGCCGAAGTGTTTATCAATGCGGTGGCAACCTACCGCGGAGTTTCAGCAGAAACCGTTCTGAAAGATTACGGTCAGGGCGGGGTCTTGGTGGGTGAACGAGCAGTGAGGGTCGGCATGGCTGACCGGCTCGGTTCGCTCGAGTCCGTGATCGCCGGCATGTCCGGTTCAACAAGTAGAGAGGTGACGACCATGTCAGATGAGAAGAAGGTCGCCCTTACGCGAGCGATTCTGGCGGCAGAGCATTCGGCCCTGCTGACGGAAGTTCTCACAGAAGGTGCGACTTCGGAACGTGCCCGTATTGAGGCTGTGCTTGCACAGAGCCTCCCGGGTCACGAAGCGTTGATCAACAAACTGGCTTTCGACGGCAAGACGACCGGCGATCAGGCGGCGGTTCAGGTTCTGGCGGCGGAGAAGACAGCCCGAGGCGAGAAGCTCGGCAAACTGCGTGCCGAAGCGCCGGAACCGGCAGCGCCCAGTATCGATCGTGTCGAGAGGCCGAAGGAGAAGGAAGTGAAGGCAACGGAGTTCGATGCCAACACTCCGAAGGCGGAGGTTGAGGCGGCACTGAAGCCTGTCTGGGACGGCATGAGTCTGGAAGAGAAGTCGGAGTACGAGCATGACTTCGGCATCTTCGTTGCTTTCAAGAAAAATGAGAGCAATGTGAGCTTTCTCAAGACCAAGTCGGCCTGAAATGGCGGCAACATTAACTGAGTAGTCAGGAGGAAAACACATGACGACTCGTTCAAGCGATCTGGCTCGTCCGTATGAGCTTGGCTGGATCGAAGAGTATCCGGTCATTGCGACGGACATCATCTACGAAGGCAGCGCTGTCGGAGAAAATGCTTCCGGCTTCGCGCGACCCCTCGTGGCGCTCGATAAGTTTCTCGGGTTCGCGGACCGTAAGGCTGACAACTCCACTGGAGCTGCCGGCGACAAGAACGTGCGCGTGAAGACGAGAGGCAAGGTCGTGCTACCGATTTCGGGGCTGGCCATCACGGCAAACGACCGTCCTCCGGTGTACGCATCGGATGACGACGTGTTCACACTGACCGCTACGAACAACACGCTGATTGGCGTGGTGTCGCGGTGGATTTCCACAGGCCTCGCGGTAGTGGAGTTCAACGCAGCGTGGACGGCGGCGCCCTGATCTGATCAACAACCCTCATAAGGAGGAAATTCAATGGGTGCACAGAGACTTTCCAGTCGTGCCATCATTGGTACGTACTACAAAACTCTGGAACAGGATCCGGGAGCTGCGTGGATCGGCGCAATCTCGAATCTCTTCCAGTCTAACCAGCCATCGGAAGAATATCCGTGGCTCGGTCAAGCGCCCGTTATGCGCGAGTGGGTCGGTGGTCGAGAGGCCAAAGGCTTTCGCGAGAACGGGATCACGATCCGCAACAAGCTCTACGAAGCAACACTCGAAGTTGACATCGATGAGCTGCGTCGCGACAAGACGAGCCAGATCATGGTTCGGGTTCGTGAAATGGCCCAGCGAACGACTGCACACTGGGCGTCATTGCTCAGCACGCTGATCATTGCTGGCGAAGCGGCAGTATGCTACGACGGGCAATTCTTCTTCGACACGGACCACGTTGAAGGCGAGAATGTTACCAGCCAGTCGAATGATATCGCCGTCGATATCTCGACGTTGCCAACGATCGTTCATGGTGCGACAGCGGCCAGCCCCTCGGTTGAAGAGTTTCAACTGGCGGTGACGACCGGCATTGCAGCCATGGCAGCTTTCAGGGATGATCAGAACGAGCCGATGAACGAGAATGCTCGTGCGTTCCTCGTGATGTGCCCGGTGTCGCTGTGGAGCATCGCATCTCGAGCGCTGTATGTTCCGAACGACACTCCCGGAGCATCGCAGACAACTCTGGCTGCCGTGCGTTCGGGCGGGTTCGACGTGTCCTACGTCGCGAATACTCGCCTGACCTGGACTGACAAGTTCGCAATCTTCCGCGCCGACAGTGCGATCAAGCCCCTCATCCGACAGGAAGAGACGGCGGTCGAAATGAAGGCGATCGTGGAAGGCAGTGAGCTGGAGTTCAAGGAGCGCAAGCACTGGTACGGCGTCGAGACGTGGCGGAATGTTGCCTATGGACTCTGGCAGCATGCGTTGCTCGTGACGATGACCTGATCGGCATCAGGAGAACCCACGGGCGGATGAAATACTCCGCCCTTTCTTAAGGAGATAGCGATGAATAGTTACAGGACGTTGGTGCCGATCACGCTTCGAGGCGTCGTCCTCAAGCTCGAAGGTGATCAGCTTCGGCGTCGTCAAAACTTTGTGCGGGCACTCGAAGGCGAGAACAAAGGACTGTTCGCACCGATCACGGAAGTTCAGTTCAAAGCAGGTGAGGTCGTTGTGACGCGCGACCCTTTGCCGAAGGTATTCTGGGACAAGGTGGAGAAAATGAGCTCTGAGCAGAGAGCTCCCTCCGCCGATGGTGACGAACCAAAGCTCCAGGATGATTCGGAGGAAGAGAAGCCGAAAAAGTCCAGGAAGAAGTAGGAGAGCCACATGGTCCTCGGCGATAACGACCGCGATATCTTCTTGAACGCTAACACAGCTGTCGACGTAGTTTACAAAGGCGTCATTGTGAAGGCGATCAAGGATGAGTTTGAGGAGCGTGTTAACGAGGGCCAGATGGACACTGCTGCTATCGCGCGCGTGATAGGGTTGACATTTCATACTGCCGACGTTGTAGGAATGGTCGGTGATGACATCGTGCTGATAAACGGTACGAGCTACAGTGTTCGCCAAAGAAGGGCGATACACGAAGGCAAGTATACGCACGTCATGCTTTCACTGTGAGAGAACCATGAGTAGTATTCGTGATCAGATTGTAGATGCTATCGTAGTAACGCTGAACACTGGTCGGCCCGCAGCCGTACCGGAGTTCGAAAGGTTGAAGACGATAGCTATCAATTTGGAGTCGCTACCTACTGCCATGGTATATCACTCGGTGGAGATGGTCGAGCCTGCATCGAACCGTGTTAGTCCGTTGACGAAACGAACCTTGACGCTGGTTATAGAACTGCGTACAGCCGAGCCAGAGCCGGATAAGTCGTTGGACCCAGCACTTATCTGGATCACAGCGAGGCTGAACAACAAACGAATTGTTGATGGCAGTTTGGTGGAGCTTAGCCACGAGGCTTTAGAGCAAGCGATAAGGTGGCGTGTAGCTGCGCGCGAGAACCCTCACATGGCCGTAACCGTTGAACTTGAAATTCCATACACGACACGAGCCACGAATCAAGAGGCTATGTCGTAAGGAGGAGACAAAGTGAGTCAGGTAATTTTTGCTGCAAACGGCGACAATCTCGTATTGGGGAGAGGAGCCCTGATGCTTGATCGGTACGTGAATAACGCACCGTCAGGCAGTTTGCGCTTTGTCGGTAACGTGACAGAGCTCAGGCTTTCTACCACGGACGAGGTTCGTGAAAAGTTCAGTGCCGTGGAAGAATCGGCCCCGCTTCTCAAGCGCGTAGTTTCGCGTCGCACGATTGAGGTTGTGGGCGTATTTGACGAATTCGAGATGGAGAATCTCGCACTGGCAATGATGGGCAACGTTGCCGAAGCAACGCAGTCGGCGGTAGCCGTGACGGACATGGCAATCGCCAATGTTCAACATGGCCGTTACTATGATCTCGGTAGTCGAAATATTGCCGCGCTCGTGGTAACGACAGATCCAGCCGGAACGACCTACACGCTCGGGACAGACTATACAGCGGATCTGATCCGTGGGCTGCTGTACATTGTTCCGGGTGGAACCATACCAGATGGCACCGGAGATCTTCTGGTCGACTTCACGCGAGCGACGGTCACTACGATTCAGACGATTGACGGTGGCAATGAGTCACTGATCGAGGCCTTCCTGCACTTCGAATCGGACAACGCTAGTGGCCCGAACTACAGGCTGCGTGCGTGGCGTGTGTCCATTAACCCGGACGGCGAACTTGGGTTTATTGGTGACGACTTCGGCAACTTCAGCCTGCGCATGGCTGTACAGAGCGATGGCGTGAACCACCCGACAACGCCGAACTACGTTCTCGAGCGGTACGACCCACTGGCGGTGTGACATGACGAAAGCGATTGAGATTACTGTTGGCGGGCGAAAGCTACGTCAGGTCCTCACTTCAACAGTGAGGCACGATCTCCATTTGATGAATCAGATTCGGAAGTCTGGCATCAGCGAGATCATCAAGCACGCGGAAGAAAGTGCCGAAGAGTTTGCCAACAGGCTTCTCAATCAGCTCATTCAGTCGCAAGCGCTGATCCCGGTACTGGCGAGCTGCTTCATCGACGCTGAAAGGACGGACCTTGACTGGTCACCCGAATCGTCGGAGCAGCTCGCCCAGTTTCTTGAGGGGCTAACTGACAAGGAGGATAAGAGCACAGTGTTTGCATTTGCTGTGCGTCTGGTGATGGATTTTTTCGAACAAGGGGTCGTATCTTTGAGGACTTCCCTGAGCTCTTCCGGCCAACAGGGAAGGGACGACCCGGCACAGTCTTCAAGCCAGAACGTGGCGCACTAGATTACGCGGATTGGAATCATCTTGTCAGGGTCGTCGCAGACTATGACTACAGAGCAGCGCAGGAGGTTTTGTGTTGGCCGTTACGCGAAGCTCTGTTACGCTATCTTCACCTCATCCGTGAGGACGCGGCACGCTCTTACAACCAGAGGCTTATGCTCTGGGCGACGTTGGCTCCTCACAAGAAGAAGCCCGGAAAGCCTCCCGCAATTCCTCGCATATTGAAGGAAGGGAAAGATGGCGAACGGTAAACCAGACGTACGAGTTCGTCTAACCGCCGAAGGCATTAAGGAGGTAACCGACGCGCTCAAGAAGATTGGTGACGAAGCCACGAAGCAAGGACTGCGCAGTAAGAACGCATTCGCAAGCCTGACTGCATCCTTTGGTGGAGTTCGCGGACTGATTTCCAAGGTGACCGCCGCTGTTGGCGGTCTCAGCTTTATCAGGTTGACGAAAGAAGCGGTTGACTACGCCGACGCCATAGGTAAGGCCGCACAGAAGACGGGCGCTGGCACTGAGAGCTTGTCTGTTCTGCGAGTAGCGGCCAGCACAGCAGATGTCGAGGTAGATCAGCTTGACAAAGGACTTATCAAGCTGGCCGTCAATACAGGTAAGCTCGCTGAGGGCAACAAAGAACTAGAGCGATCCTTTGCTGCGCTCGGGTTGGCCAAAGAGGACTTCGCTGGAAAGGACACAGGGCAACAATTCGCCATCATCGCTGATCGGTTGAGCAAGATCAGGGACGGAGCACAGAAGACCAAACTCGCCTACGATATCTTCGGTAAGGCTGGCGCGCAACTCATCCCACTGCTGAATCAGCTAGGGACCGAAGGCTTCGATGCCGTGCGCGAGAAGGCCGAGCGCATGGGTCTCATCGTCACGCAGGAAGCCGCACTGCTGGCTGAGAATGTCAACGACAGCTTTACCGAGATAAGGAATCAGGTACGCGGGCTGGCCCTCCAGTTTATCAGCGGACTGCTACCGTCCGTCAAGGGGGCGATGGACGGGTTCAAGGAAGCGACAGAGGGGGAAGGCGTTGACGCAATGAAGACGTTCGGCCAAGAGGTAGGACGCGTTCTTCGTGTCGTCATTCAACTATTCAAGATTGCCGAGACCGTCATCAGTACGGTCCTACAGGTAATTGGCCGAGGGCTGGCTGCGAACATTGCAGCGATACAGGCAGTCCTGCAGAGAGACTTTAGACGAGCTGGAAGCATTCTGATTGATGCGTTCGGTGAGACAGGGGACATACTGAAGGCAGGGTTCGAAGAGGCATTCGGTGAATTCGACAAACTAGTGCAGGAAGCGAATAAGAAGGAGATCGAGCTAGACATAAAGCCGATTGTTCGTGGTGGAGCACCAGAGGATGTGGAGTCTGGCGAGGAGCTAGCCGCGCGCAAGAAGCGTGAGTCTGAGCTTGAGCGTGAGCGTGCCAAGCAAGCAGCCGAAGAGAAGAAGTTGGCAGATCAGCGTGAGTCCGCAGCTCAAAGATTGTTCGACATCGAGACGCAGCTTGCGGATACGGAGGGTAAGCGGCAAGAAGCCTTCGAGCGCAATCTGGCCAAGGATACCGCTGAGATTGCGAAGCTGCTGGAAGTTGTGCAGGCAGCCGATGCTGATCGGCAACGAATAATCGACAGGTTTACTACGTCATCGCGAGCTTCGTTTAACCTGGAAGAATTGAAGACGCAGTTTGATCAAGCCATGCAAGCGCTTGATGACGCGCGCGAGC